GGGCGGAAGCCGCTGCGATTCGGGCGAGCGCCGCGGAACTGGAGTTGAAGGTCGTTGCGGGCGAACACGCCCGAGCGGAAGCGCTGAACGCTCGGCTCGCGACGCTGCGGGACGGCCGAGACGGGGCGTCTGTCGCGATCGAAGACCTGGCGCCCATGATCGCGACGCAGGTCGAGATTGAGGTTTGGAAGGCCGCGCAGGCAAGCGAAGAGGCAAGCCAGCCGATCGGCGTTGAACAGGTGGAGCGGATGATCGCAAAGGCGGTGGCGGGGCTGCCCAGCCCGGTTGATCCCAAAGCGATCCGCGCGATGGTGTACGAAGCGGTGGGGGCATTGCCGCCGGCGAAGGATGGCAAAGACGCAGACGTCGCCGTCGTCGCGGCCATGATTCATAAAGCTGTCGCAGAGGCCGTCGCAGCATTGCCAGAGCCGGCGCCGGGTCAAGACGCCGACCCAGCTGTAATTCGCGCGATGGTCGCGGAAGCCGTGGCGGCACTGCCAGCGGCAAAGGATGGCCCTCCTGGCCCGATGGGGAAGATGCCCGTGGCGACGTCTTGGTCGGACGGTGTGCATTATGAGGGCGCCATCGTCACCCACGACGGAGCCACGTGGCAAGCATCCCGCGACACCGGGCGAGCGCCGCCGCACGAGGATTGGATCTGCCTGGCGACTGCTGGGGCCAAGGGCGACCCAGGGCAAGGGTTGGTGATGCGCGGGACGTGGGATCCGGCCGGGGTCTATCGGGCGATGGACTTCGTGGCGTGGAACGGAGGGTCATTCGTTGCGCGGCATGACGATCCCGGCGAATGTCCCGGCGATGGCTGGCAGCTGCTGGCGTCACCCGGCCGTCGCGGGAAGCCTGCCGAAAAGGCGGACGCGATCCCGGGGCCGCCCGGGCCGCCGGTCGTGTCGATTGATGTCGACGATCAAGGGCTGTTGACGCTGACGAACGCGGACGGGTCGGTCGTGCGGTGTGATCTGTATCCGCTGCTGATCAAGGTCCAAGGCTGATGCTGGCGGTTACGACACCGGCGGCCGATCGCAACCTACTGACAATGGCCCAAATCCGGCGCGCAGTCGGCGTCACGGACGCAAGCCAGGACGGCGCTCTGGCGGACCTCAACCGGCAAGTTGCTGCGGCTTTCTCTCGCCGCTTTCTGACGGCGGCCGGCGCGACCCCGCCGACGTTCAGGCTTGAGACGCTGACCGAGACGCTGCGCGACGTCGTGGCGTCGCACCTGTGGCTGTCGAGAGCGCCAGTTGTGTCGATCACCTCTGTCGTCGTCGATGGCACAACAAAAGACGCAACCGACTATGAGGTCGATGGGCGGCGGCTTTACCGCCTGTCCTCCGATGCGCGCGTGTGGTGGTCCGCTGCCAAGATCGTGGTCGTCTACTCCGCCGGCTGGGATGTCGTGCCGGAAGAAATCGAGTTGGCCGCGTCCAAGCTGGCGCAACTGTTGTGGTCCGAAAGCGCTGCCCAGGGCCGAGCGGACCCGAACCTGAAGCGGGTCCGGGTTGATGGCGTTGGCGAGCGTGAATGGTGGGTTGGCAGTGCGGACGATCCTTTGATGTCCAAGGAGGTCCAAGAGTTGATGTCTCCGTTTCGTGAAATGGTGATCTGATGGCCATTCCCGGCGTCTACACGCTTGCCGCCCTGACCATCACAACGGCAATCACGGCGCAGCGACAAACGTCGATCACGTCGCTTGAGGGCATGTCCCGCGCGGTGATTGAAGCCGAGTTTGCCGGCGCGGGCGGAAGCACCGCGGTCGCTCTGATCCGGTCGCGCATCGGCACCGGTGGCACGTGGCGAGAGGTCGCGAGCATCGACTTTTCGGCGGCGGGGTCCAAATCCTGCACGCTGGTGGCGGGTGCGGCGGCGGTGGCGGCATTCGCCACGCTATCGGCGAACAGCGTCTTGGCCGGCTTTCTCGGGACAGAGCTTGAGGCAGTCATCACGACGACCGGGACATGGACGAACGGCATCCTGGCGGTGCGGGCGCACGTGTCGTGACGTTCCAGCGCGACCTAGACCAGATGCTCCGCGAGGACGGGCAGCAAATCGTGCTGCGGCGCATGGTGGGCACCGCGAACCGGGCCGCCGTCGACTGCACCTGCTGGGCATCCGTCCGGGGCTATCAGCCGCACGAACTGGCCGGCGCAGTGATTCAGGGGGATAGCGAGGTCGTCATCTCCGCCACCGACATCATCGCGGCGCAGTGGCCCGGTGGTGAGCCAATCACGTCGCCGCCGTCGCCCACCGACCCGCGCGTTCCTCGCGCTGGCGACCAACTGGTCATTCAGGGCCGCACCCGCGCCATCGTCTCGGCCGCGCCGATCTACGTGGCTGGCGAACTGGTGCGCGTGAACATCCAGGCGCGCGGGTAATGGCCAGTCCGTTCGAGACCATGGTCCGGCTGCACATGGACAACATGACCGGGCCGGCCGCGCGCGAGTATCACATCCGGCGCGCTCGCGCCGGTTTGGCCGAGTTCATGGCCCGCCAGACCGTCAAGCCGATGGTGCGGCTCGAAGTCGACGGCCGGCCTGCTGCGTCGGAGGAAGCGGTCAAGCCGTTCGGGCTGATCGTCTACTATTTCGACCGGATTCGCGAGGTCGTCAGCTTCGCGCTGCGGGAATTGGAGCGGCTATCGCCGGTCCTGAGCGGCGCCTACCGCAAGGCATGGCTGATCCTAGTCGATCGCGCGGTCGTCGGTCTGGACAACCTGGTGGGGGCGCGCACCGTCAAGATAGTCAACCCGCTGCCCTATGCCCGCAAGGTCCACACGGGCGCCAAGGGGTTCGAGGTCCCTGCCGGCATCATCGAAAAGGTGCGCCAACTGACGCTCAAGCGGTATCGCCGCATCGTCACCGTCAACATCCAGTTCATCGACCTGGATCCCGGCTACAAGCTGCGCAAGCCGCCGCGTGCCGGGCAACGCCTTACCTATCCCGCGCTGGTGATCGAAGCCCTGTAATGCTCTGGAGCGAAGCGGAAACGGCCCTGCGCTCGCACATCGAGACGCAATGGGGGGCCGGCGCCTATGCGACCACGCAACTGATCTGGGAAAACGAGACCTATCAGCCGGACGGCCAGACGTCGGCGTTCGTCTATGTCTCCATCGAGGGCACATACGCGGACAAGGGTATTTACGGCGGCACCGGCAAGCGATCATCGGTCGAGGGCGGTATCGTGTTCTTTTCGGCGTTCGTGCCCATGGGGGCGGGCCGAACCCAGGCCACCGCACTGGTGCAAGCGCTGACGGCGGCGCTGGAACTGCAACTCGTGTCGACGGCGATCTACCTTGAGGGCGGGTCGCCTCCATCCCCAGCAGATGCGGCGGACGTGAACATACCGGGCGTCCAGCCGGGCGGCGTCTACTATCGCGTTTCGGGCAGCGTCCCGTTCATCATCACAGGAGCAAGGTGAAATGGCGTCTCCCCAGGGCGTGCTCGGCACGCGTCTGTTCATCTCGGACGCTGCGATCGCGTCCACCGTCGACACCGAGCGGGAGTTCTCCGCTCTGACCTGGGTTGAGGTCGGCTTGGTCGGGCAGTTCGGCGATTTCGGCCGGGTCTACGATGCGGTCACGTTTCAGCAGGTGGCGGATGGCCGGACATACAAGCTCAAGGGCGGGTTCAACGACGGCCAAATGTCGGTCACGCTGGCGCAGGACCTGACGGACAGCGGCCAGGACCTGATGTATGACGCGGCCAACGCCGCGAATCAGGACAATTGGGGGTTCCGCCTCGAGTTCAACGACGCCCCGTCGTCCACGGGCGGTCCGTCCATCTCGTTCTTCCGCGCTCTGCCGATGTCGTTCCGCACGAGCATGGGCGGCGCGAATGCCGTCTTGCAAGCGACGGCGATGCTGGAAATCAACAGCCCCATCGTGACCCTGCCGGCGGCCGAGCTGTTCGACACGTTCGACACCGGCGGCTCGCTGACGCATTACGAGCTGTTCAACGGCTCCGACGCGGAGGCGGTCGATCCCGTCATCTCGTCGAACACGCTGTCGATGGTCACGGGCAATGCGGGCACCGGCTTCGCGGCCGACGGCACCCAAGCGATCGGCGACACGGGCTACACGCTGGCGGCAGGCGCGATCGTGCTCGAGGCGCGGCTCAAGATTTCCGCCATCACGAACGCCGGGTTCTACTTCGGCCTGACGGACCAGAAAACCGCGCTGGAGATCCCGATCGAAAGCGCGGCGTCGGCCGACACGATCACCACCAACGCGACCGACGCCATCGGGTTCATGTTCGACACCAGCATGGCCACGGACAACATCTGGCTCGTGGGCGTGAACAATAACGTCGACGAGACCGCGCAGAACAGCGCCACGGCCCCGGTGGCCGATACCTACATCACGCTGCGCATCGAGACGAACACCAGCGGTGACGCGTCGTTCTACATCAACGGCGCGGCGGTCGGCTCCACCATGACGACGGCCGCGGCCACCGGCGTGACGCTGTATCCCACGCTGGCCGCAACGGCCCGGTCGACGTCCAGCCGGACGGTCACCGTCGACTACCTGTACTTGCGTCAGGACTAACCCCCAACAAGGAACCCACATCATGGCAGCAACGGGCGTTCTCGGCGCGCGGCTTTACACGTCCGCCACCGCGCTTACCAACGTGGAAGCCGCGGCCGATGCCATCGGCGACTTCCAGGGCCTCACGATCGCGACTGAGATCGGCCTGATCGAGAGCTTCGGCGACTTCGGGACCGTGTTTGAAACGGTGCCGTTCATGGACGTCGCCACCGGCCGCACTTACAAGCTGCGCGGCGGATCGAACCACGGCCAGTTCCAGATGACGATCGGCCAGGACCTGACCGACGCCGGCCAGGCCGCGCTCAAGTCGTACGTGACGTCGGATCAGAACAATTACCCGTTCAAGATCACGCTGGTCGGCGCCGACGCCTCCTACGACACCGTATATTTCGGCGCCAAGGTGATGTCGTTCCGCACGACGCTGGGCGCCGCGAACGCCGTGATCCGGGCCACGATCACCCTCGAAATCAACACGCCCATCTTCATCGGCGCCTCATAGCTCGGCCGGGCTTAGGCGGGCCGGTGCTGTCGGGGCGCCGGCCCGTCGCTTCCCGACACCCCGGCGCAACCCAAGGAACCCCGACATGACCGCATTGAACGAGGGCGAGGTCGAAATCGTCCTGAACGGCAACAAGCGCGTGCTTCGGCCGACGCTGAACGCCATCACGCAGATATCCCGGCTGCACAACGGGATGAACGGCGTCACGCAGGCGCTGGTGAATTCGGACTTCGACGCCGTGGTGGCGGTGGTCCGGCACGGCCTGGGCATCCCCGACCGGGAAGCGACCCGACTGCCGGCCGAAATCTACAAAAACGGGCTGACGCAGGACCTCGTGATCGCCTGCATTAACTACGTCTCGATCCTGACCAACGGCGGCAGGCCGCGCGCCGATGCCGCGCCGGAGACGGACGACGAGGCGCCGGCGGGAAACGACTGACCCTTGACGAGTGGGCGGCGGATTTGGCGCAGACGGCGATGGGGTGGCTCGGATGGCCGCCCGACGTCGTGCTGAACGCGAACATCGCCCATCTGACCCTTGCGATCGCGGGCAAGGTGGATTTCGTCAAGAAAACAAACCCATGGGGATCGGGCAAGGACGATGAACCCGAACCCGGCCCCGCGAACCCGGCCCTGGCGGCGCAGCAGTTCTTGCGGTTCGCCAGGCGGCACAATTCCAACCTCAAGGGGCGCAAGCGGTGAGCGATAGCGCGACGCAGGCCCTGGTATTCGACGCCCGGCCAGCAAAGGCGGGCGCCGAGGAATTCCGGCGCGCGGGCGAGTCGATCATCGGGACCAGCCGCGCGGTGGAAGCCGCCGCGGCTGCCCAGGCCAAGATCACGGAAACGGCCGCGGTCCGGCAGGTCGAAGCATTCGGCCGGCAACAGCGCGCAGTCGACGCCCTCGCGCGGCGCCTTGATCCACTCGGGCAATCGGTGCGCGAGGCGACGCGCGACCTTGAGCGGCTGCAACGCATCTCCAGCGGGACCGGCGAAGCGGCCGAGCGTGCGGCCGGGCTGATTGCCGCCGCGCAAACGCGGGTGTCGTCGACTCAAGCCGCGCTTGCTGCCAGCATGCGCTCGGCCGAGGTGGCGTCAAAAACCTACGCGACGCAGACCGGCCAGACGTCGATGGCGGTCCGCCAGCTGGGCATTCAGTCCATCGACGTGTTCCAGCAGCTCGCGACCGGCGCGCCGGTCATGATGACGCTGATCCAGCAGGGCGGTCAGGTCGGCCAGGTGATGGCCAATTCCGGCACGTCGATTGGATCTGTCGTTCGCAGCGTCGGCGGGCTGATCGCGTCCAATGCCGGCGTGATCGCGGCCGGCGCGGCGCTGCTGGGCGTCGGCGCGGCGATCTTCACGGTTGCCAAGCGCGCCTCCGACCTCGAGGCCGAACAGCGGCAACTATCGGTGGCCATCGCTGGCGTGGGGCGTTCGGCCGAGCTGTCCAGCGGGCAGCTGCAAGGCTACGTCGCGTCGCTCAAGCAACAGGGTGTCGCGGCTGCGGAAGCGACGACCGCGATTGCCACGCTCGCGCGCAATTCCGGGCTGTCGAGTGGCATGATCGGCCGCATTGCCGGCATCGCCCCGGATGCTGCGGCGGCGCGCGGCGTGTCAGTTCCCGACATGATGAAGGAACTGGCTGAGGCCGCGAAGGGATCGGCCGAGGCGGTCCAGAAGCTGGACGACGCGTTCAATCTGCTGACCCCGAACCAAGCCGCGAACGTGCGCGTGATGCTGGAGCACGGGGACAAGGCAAGCGCGTTGGCGCTCGTGTTCGACACGCTGCAATCCCGTGTCACTGGCCTGGCGCGCGAGGCGCTGTCCCCGGCGGAACAGGCGGCACGCGACCTCGGCAACGCGTGGTCGGGCTTCATCGACAAGGTGGCCAAGAGCGATCTGGTCATCGGCGCGATTGAGCGGCTGGCATCGGCTCTGCGGTCCATTGCGGGGCTGATCGGCCCATCGGGCACCACAGGCTCGAGCCTGTCGACGATCGACGCGCAGATCGCCGCGCTGTCGGGCGACATCCCCGGCACGAATGCCACGGCCGCGCGGCTGCGGCGGGATCAGGCTGAGGCGCGGGCGCGACTGGTCGCGCAGCGGAACGCGGAAGCCCAGGCGCTGGCAGATGCGGCCGAGTTCGGCGGCGGCATACCGTCGACGGCTGTGGTGTCCATCCCCGGCATGCCCAGCGCCGCAAGCGGCGGTTCGGCCGCAGCCGCATCCGCCAAGGAACTGGACCGCCTCGCGGCGCAGCGTGTCGCGAGCACTCCGACGGGACAAATCGCAACATACCGAATTGAAATCGAGAAGTTCCAGAAGGAGCTTGCCAGCCTCGGCCCCCGGACGTCCGACAACGCGGCCCGGTTTGACGTTCTGACGCAGGCGATCAAGGCCGACGAAAAGGCCATCGCCGATCTAGCCAAGAAGAACGAGGAGCACCGCACCGGCCT